ATTTTGATGTACCATATGAGGACGTTAAGGCAAATGTAGTTGCGTTTCTCAATGAAAAGATTCATAAGTTTAATGGTGATAATGGTAGAGCATTTTCATATTTTACAGTCGTAGCAAGAAACTATTTGTTCAATGAAAACAACGCCAACTATGCTAGAATGAAATCTAGAGATGATTTAACCAAAGTTGATTCATCTCGTAATATTGTTAATGAGGTGGTTAGTCAACAAATGCAAGAATCTAAATCAGATTTTATAGACCACTACACTCAATATATTGATTATCATTTGGATGATTTATTTGTAAAAGATAGAGATAAAGCAATCGCTGATTCTATAAATGAGTTATTTAAAAACAGAAACGATTTATATTCGTACAATAAGAAAGCACTTTATATACTTATTAGAGAGAGAACTGGAGTTCATACTCAGTATATCACAAAGGTAGTTGGTAAATTAAAACTTATTTATGCAGAACTTTATACTGAGTATAACAAAACAGGTCATATTACAGTGATGTATAAATTAAAGGATAGTAATGGATAAGGATACTGAATTATTTAAAGGTAAAACATTTTCAGATATCATGTCGGATATCTACAATAATTCTAAAAAGAAAGATAGACAGTTAAAACTTCTAATCGCTCAATTAGAACCATTGGTTAAAAATATAAACGATGCAACGGTTGTAGTTCCATTGATTAAGGAGTATATGGAAGTATCTGTTAAGAACGATGAACAAATTGTAAAACTTGCAGCAATCGTTCAAAGAATGATGAAAGACGCTAACTCAGATGAAATGGGTGGTGGTTTAGGATTATCTGAAGAAGAGAAGAAACAACTTTTAGAAAATGCAAAGGCAATAGATGCTAAAATAGATTCTCTTCAAAACGAAGGAGATGAATAATGGCAGCATCGGGCACACTCGTAACAAGTGGAACGGTTACATCAATAACACTTACTGACAACAACCCAAATACCGTTCTTAGTATAGCAGTAAGAACGCAAGGTGTGGGTAGTAGTTTAACCGCGTATCCACTGGATGCAAACATTAAAAGAGTACCATTAATTGGTGAACAAGTTGTTGTAATTAAAGGAACATCTCCTGGTAAAACTCCTGGTAAACAGACAACCCGTTCTTATTATCTAAATCCAACTGCAGTACAATTGAACGTTCATAATAACGCACTACTCAACGCAGATAGTGTGGGTTTCTCAGGTGTTGGTATTGGAGTTCCAACTGGATTTGAAGAAAGAGATGATGTTGGTTCATTACAACCATTCTTAGGCGATGTTCTAATAGAGGGTAGGTTCGGACATTCATTAAGATTTGGATACACCCCACTGTTATCAATAACATCTAAAAGACCAAGTTGGAATGCACCAGGTAAGGTGTCCGAGCCAATCACTATATTATCTAATGGTAGAAAATCTGGTGGTAGTTTCAATAAATTTATTATAGAAGATATTAACGATGATTTATCATCGATATGGTTAACATCCAAACAACAACTAAAATTAAAACCATCTCAGAAAAAAATAGGTGATGGTGTTAAAAATCCAAACTTATGGAAAGACCCATCAATTGTATTAAATTCAGATAGGTTATTTTTAAATGCAAGAGATGAGCGAGTAATCATATCTGGTAAGAAAGATATTGTAAACGCAACTCCTAAATGGGCGATGGAGATGGATAAATTTTTCACCCTTATGGAAGATTTGGTAAGTGAGTTGGTAGATTTAACTTCGGCTAAAGCAACATATACAACTGGTGTAGGCCCAACTGGCCCTGCTACAAATGCTGCTAAAGTTAAAAAGATTTTCGATGAACTAAAAAAGATGAAACAATAAAATGCCTGCAATCTGGCCAACATTCCAATCCAGCGTAGCTCCTTACTTAGATGATGTTAAGAAGGAGAAAACTTTAAAGCAAACTGCTAAGAAGATTGCTGATGAGTATCACAAAGCTGTTGCTACTGCCAACATAATATTAATACCTGGAAACATACCAATGAAACGACCATCTTCAAAGGGTATTGAAGATGCTATAGCCGATGCGTTGGAGAAGATTTACAAATCGGAAAAGAAACCAATGCCATCACACTTTACACCTTGGGCTAACGAATTGGTTAAGTATTGGAGTAATGTTGAGTTTAGTCCAGCACCACCTCCTGTAACACCACCACTCATACCAAATCCAACATTGTTGGCTACTCCAAACAAAATTAACAAAGTTTTAAATGGTGGTGTAGCCGCAACAATTCAATCAGGATTATTTGCAGCTTGGAACAATCCACCTGTAAGTACACCTATGGGTAATATTATATGTGGAAAGATGATTACAACATTCACAGCACACTTAGCTAGTATTAGTGGAAAGTATGATGGGGCATTACCCCCACCATCACCACCAACACCCACACCATTTCCTTGGGTTGGTGTAGTATAAAACAAAACAATTTGATATTTATATAAAAGTATATTATTATGAAGGCAAAAGAATTAGCACAATTATTAGAAGTAATCATTAGAAAAGTGGTAAGGGAAGAACTTAAACCAATCTTAAAAGAGGTTAAACAAAGTTCTAAACCAGTTATTAGAGAGCGTGTAGTAGATAATAGTAAGATAACTAAAGACCCATTAGATATTTCAGGTCTATTAGAAACTAAAAAACCTAAAACACAAAAGTTCTCAGAAAACCCATTACTAAATGATATGTTAAATGAAACTGCTGAAAGTGGTGAGTGGAGAAATATGGATTCTACGTTTACATCACAACAAGCACAGGGATTTAACAGAACACAAATGGCTGAGATGTTAGGATATGGCGATGGTGTTGCAACCACCACAAATATGACACCAACCTTAGACCCGGATGGTAAACCTATGAATGTTAATATTGAGGGCACTGCAGTTGGTGATGCTTTAACAAGAGATTATTCTTCATTGATGAAAACCATCAATGCTAAGAAGGGGAAATAATAAATGGCTAAACAACGTAAAGAATATTCGTATCAAACTTTAGATTTACAACCTGATGTAGCGATTGGGGTAATGCTACCTTTTGGTAAACCAAAGGGTTTGTTTCAGTTAAGTTATACAACCGAACAACAGGCCGTATCTAATCTAAAAAGTTTACTATTAACTCGAAAAGGTGAACGAGTGTTTCAACCTAACTTTGGTTCTGATGTTTATTCTTTAATGTTTGAAAACATTAATAGTGATTTATCATCAACACTAGATGAATCTTTACGAGAAGATATAGAATATTGGTTACCTTACATAATTATTGATGATATAGCTATTGAAGTTATAGAAGATAGAAATTATGTTAGGATAGAACTATCTTTTAGAGTTACCGAACAAGGTGCTAACCAACAAATAATTCTATTTATAGATAATGCGGGAACTACCACAATAGAATAGGTTTAAAAATGGCAAAAAAAATTAACAATGATTTAGTACAAAAAGATGTATCGTTAATAGGTAGAGACTTTGGCGAGATTCGTAAGAATCTAATAGATTTTTCAAAAAACTATTTTCCAAACACCTACAATGATTTTAACGAAGCATCGCCTGGTATGATGTTTATGGAAATGGCATCGTATGTAGGTGATGTACTTTCTTTTTACACAGATACTCAATTAAGAGAATCAGTTTTAACAAACGCTGAAGAAAGTTCAAATCTATTTAATCTAGCAGCGGCATATGGTTACAAACCTAAAAATTATGTACCTGCCACAACTAACTTAGATGTATTTCAATTAGTTCCATCTAAAGGAAGTGGTGATGATGTAAGACCTGATTTTGATTATGCATTAAAAATAGTAGAGGGTATGCAGGTAGGTTCATCCGAAAACAATGATGTAAACTTTATAGCATCGAAAAACATTGATTTTGCATTCTCATCATCATTTGATACAACGGAAGTATCCGTATATCAAGTTGATGAAAACACAAATGAACCTATATACTATTTGTTAAAGAAAAAAGTAAAAGTATCAAGTGGTACTGTTGAAACAAAAACATTTACATTTGGTTCTCCAAAGATTTATGATAAGATTAAGATAGAAGAACCTAACTTTATAAGAATCAAATCAATAACTGATGATGATAGAGATGAATGGACACACGTACCATACTTAGCACAAGACACTGTATTTGAACAGATAGAAAATAATGAAGATAACTCAACTGCGTTTGTAGAGTATAGTGGTGATACACCATACCTCTTAGAATTAAAGAGAGTACCTAAAAGATTTATTACAAGATTCGAAGATAGTGGGGTAGTTGTAATCCAATTCGGTGCTGGTATATCACAAAATGCGGATGAAGAGATTGTACCAAATCCAGATAATGTGGGTTCTAATCTATACAGAATCGTTGGTGATTTAGACCAGGGTATTGACCCATCTAACTTTTTATATACTAAAACATATGGTGTCGCACCATCTAACACAACACTAACCGTTGAGTACTTAGTTGGTAATGGTATAGTAGATAATGTTACTGCTAAAGATTTAACAAACATAGTATCCATAGATACATCATTTGCAAATGAACGAAATTTAGATAGTACCGTAACTGGATTTATCAGAAACTCAGTAGCAGTTACAAACCCAGAACCAGCGCGAGGTGGTCGTAGTGAAGAAACATTAGAAGAAATTCGTAACAACGCAATGTCGTTCTTTGCTGCTCAAAACAGAACTGTAACTAGAGAAGATTATGTTATGA